AGAATTTGGTGGAATACCAGCAGATAAATCTAGTAACAGTAATCAAAGTGATGTTAACTTTGTTGTACCAGGCGCAGCTGATTCTGGTAACATGTATACGGTTATAGCAGAATTTCAAAAAATTTATTAAGGAGGTAACTGATGGCCAATACAACTTCCGGCACAGTTACTTTTGATAAAACTTTTGCTGTTGATGATTTAATAGCAGAAGCTTATGAGCGTATAGGTTCACAAGTAACATCTGGATATCAATTAAAATCTGCAAGAAGATCATTAAACATTCTTTTTCAAGAATGGGGTAATAGAGGTTTACACTATTGGGAAATAGGAGACACTAATATTGATTTAATTGAAGGACAAGCAGAGTATACTTTTTTTAGATCTAGTGGTGATGGCACATCTGCAGTGACTGTCGGTGGCACAAGTGGAACTTCTACTTATGGAATTGCTGATGTTCTTGAGGCAACGTTTAGACAAAATAGAACTTCAACATCTCAATCTGATTCTGCAATGACAAAAATTGATAGATCAACTTATTCTAGTTTATCTGCAAAATTATCTAAAGGAACTCCCTCTCAATATTTTGTTCAAAGATTTATAGATAAAACAACTGTTACAGTTTACCCTTGTCCAGATTCAACAGCAGCATCAAAAGACATGCACATCTTTTTTGTGAAAAGAATACAGGATGCAAATTCAACTTATACTGATGCAACGGATGTGCCTTATAGATTTGTGCCTTGTATGGTTTCAGGTTTGGCTTTTTATTTATCTCAAAAATTTAATCCACAAGCATCTCAACAATTAAAACTATATTATGAAGATGAATTACAAAGAGCATTATCTGAAGATGGATCTTCTTCTAGCACTTATATAACCCCTAAAACTTATTACCCAGGAGCATAATGGCATTCGCAAAAGGAAAATATGCAAAAGCAATATCAGACAGAAGTGGAATGGAATTTCCATATAGAGAAATGGTTAAAGAATGGAATGGTCATTTTGTTCACAAATCAGAATACGAAGCAAAACATCCTCAATTAGAATTAGAAGGTAGATCTGGCGATGCTCAAGGTTTAAAAGATGTGAGACCTGCAAGAACAGAAACAGATGTTTTAATAACTTTAATTCCTAATCCTTTTGAAACTATATCTGCAAGTTCAGGTATAATAAATGTATCAGAAAAAGGACACGGAAGATCAACAGGAGATACTGTTAGATTTAGAGGACCTATTTATACAACATCCGATCCAGATGCATTTCAAAATCCAAATAGTTTTGATGGAATTACAGGATCTAATATAGCAAAAGCTGCTGGTTACTCGATAACAGTTGGTAAAAGAGATTCTAGCGGAAATATAGTAAATACAGAAAATTTCTATCACTTTACTGTAGACACAAACACTGCTACAAGTGGTGGTATATCAGGAGGAGGCAATAGTTGTTCGGCTGGTCCAGCAACATTGAAAGCATAGTATGGCAGGATTAAGTGCATCAGGATTAAAAACACAAATAAGAAGTTATACAGAAGTTAGCTCTACAGTTCTATCTGATAGTGTTTTAGAAAACATTATTTTAAATGCACAATATAGAATTTTTAGAGATGTACCTATTGATGCTGATAGAAAAACATCTACAGGTAATTTTACATCTGGAACAGGAACTGTAACTGTACCAGCAGGAGCAGTATTTATCAGAGCAGTGCAAGTTTATGATGCAACTGGATCTACTTATACTGGTGCTAATACTTACTTAGAAAAAAGAGATTTAACATTTTTAGAAGAATATATTTCAGCAACCACATCTACTGGAACACCAAAATATTATGCAATGCTAGATACAGGAGCAACTGGAGAAAGCTCATCAAACTCTGGATCTATTATTGTGTCACCAACACCAAGTGCAACATTCGGATATAAAATACATTACAATGCAATACCAGCTTTATTGGAAAACAATGACACTAATTATATTAGTTTAAATTTTCCAAATGGTCTGCTATATTGTTGTTTAGCAGAAACGTATGGTTTTTTAAAAGGGCCTGCAGACATGTTACAATTATATGAACAAAAATATCAACAAGAAGTACAAAAATTTGGAGGCGAACAAATAGGTAGAAGACGAAGAGATGACTATACAGATGGTACAGTCAGAATACCAGTCAGATCACCTGCACCTTAAGGATTAAATTATGGCATCAACATTTTCAGATCTCGGTATAGAACTAATGGCAACTGGCGAAAATGCCGGTACATGGGGAACAAAAACTAATACTAACTTACAAATCGTAGAAAAAGCAATTGCTGGTTACGTAGAACAAGCAGTAACTAGTGGTGGAACAACAGCTTTGAGTATTACAGATGGCGATACAACAGAGTCTACATCAGTCGCTCGTCACGCAGTTATAAAATTAACAGGTACAATATCAGGTAACTCTATTGTAACTGTACCAGACTCAATAGAAAAAGTTTATGTAGTCGTAAATGGAACTTCTGGATCTTACACCGTTCAATTTAAAACAGCATCGGGAACTGGTGTTACTTTTGGAGCTACAGAAAAAACTACAAAAATGGTTTTCTCTGATGGTACAAATATAGTTGACACTGGTTTTGCATTAGGAGTTGCTGCAGATGATATTTCAACTGGTGATGCAGCGGTAACAATAGGAACTTCAACTGGTGATATTACAATAGATTCACCTGCTGATATTGTTTTAGATGCTGATGGTGCAGATGTTTTATTTAAAGATGGTGGCACAACAATTGCAACACTATCAAATTCTTCTAGTGATTTTGTTATTACAACAGGTGTTCAAGATAAAGATTTTATAGTTAAAGGTGACGATGGAGGATCAGCTATAACAGCATTAACTTTAGATATGTCTGCAGCGGGGGCTGCTACTTTTAATGATAAAATTATAGCAACAGAATTAGATATATCAGGTAATGTTGATGTAGATGGAACATTAGAAGCAGATGCATACACTCTTGAAGGTTCATCTTTTTTTAAAATTGGCGGAACTAATTTTACAGATAGTGTTTTATTTGGACACGCAACCTCAGGAACTTTAGATGCCGCTATAAGGAATACTGGTGTAGGTTCTGGAGCTTTAGATGCTTTAACTTCTGGCGATAAAAATACAGCAGTAGGAAGAAATGCTGGTGGAGCTATAACCACTGGTTCAAGAAACACATTAATGGGTCAAGCTGCTGGTCATACTCTGTCAGGTGGAGAACAAAACACAGCGTATGGAGATTCAGCTATGACCACAGCTTCTACGTCCGCAGATTATAATAGTGCTTTTGGTGTAGGAGCATTAGCTTCAGTAGATAGCGGTGATTATAATTTGGGTTTAGGTTGGCAATCAGGTGATGCTTTAACATCTGGAAAAGGAAATGTAATAATTGGTTCAAATGCAGATGTTTCTAGTAATACTGGCGATAGACAATTAGTAATTTCTGGTTACGATGGTTCAACAACTACAACTTGGATTCAAGGAGATAGTAATGGTATTGTTACTTTTGCAGACGATATTTTAATTAAAGATGATGGCACAATAGGATCTGCTTCAGCTGCAACTGCAATGACTATTGAATCATCGGGACAAGTAAATTTCGTAGGTGATATTAATGTTGCAGATGATGTTTTTATGTCATCAGATTCAGCACAATTTACATTTGGTGCTAATTCTGAAATAAGATTACAACATGTTCACAACGCTGGATTACAGATATTACATACAGCAACAGGTGATGATAGCACTGTAAATTTAACACTAGCTACTGACGAAGCTGATATTGCTGTTGATGATGTTATAGGGATATTAAATTTCCAAGCACCAAGTGAGGGAACTGGTACAGATTCAAGATTAGTTGCTGCAAGTATTGCAGCTGTATCTGAAGGTGATTTTGCAGCTGATAATAATGCTACTAAATTAAGTTTTAGAACCGCAGCTAGTGAAACTGCTTCTGAGAAAATGTCATTGTCTTCTGATGGCACTTTAACTGTTTCACATGATGTTATTTTAGCAAATGATTCTTTTGTACAATTTGGTGATGCTGGAGAAAAAATAGTAGGTGATGGTACAAATCTAGAAATTGACTCTAGCGGTACTCTTACTCTTGATGCTGATGGTCAAATTCATTTAGATGTGGGTTCTCCAGATTTTACTATATCATTTAAAGCAGATGGAAGTCAATTTGGTCATATTAAGAAGAATGGAACTAATTTTGATTTAAAATCGTCTGTCTCCGATACTGATATAACTTTTAGAGGAAACGACGGTGGATCAGGTATTACAGCCTTAACTTTAGATATGTCGGATGCTGGAACAGCAACATTTAACCATGATATTATTTTAGCAAACAATTCTTTTATACAATTCGGTGACGCTGGCGAAAATATAGCTGGAGATGGAACTGATTTAACAATTACTACTAGCAATGATTTTAAAGTAGATTGCGCTGGTGATATTGTTTTAGACGCAGATGGCGCTGAAATTGAGTTACAAGATAATGGCGTAGACTTTGGTAGATTTATAAGACAAGGTAATGATTTAGATATCAGAGCAATGATTAATGATGGAGATATAACTTTTCTAGGAAGCGATTCTGATGGTGGAGGACTTTTTACAGCAGGTACTTTTGATATGTCAGATGCTGGTACTCTTATATTAAATCACGATCTTGTAATAGCAGATGGTGGACAAATAGGTTCTGCCTCTGATACAGATGCAATGGCAATTTCATCGGGTGGGGTTGTAACATTTAGTCAAGCACCTGTTGTACCTATAGGTGGTTTAGATATAGACGGGGCAACAGATATAGGAGCTGATTTAGCTGACGCAGATTTATTTATAGTAGATGATGGAGCAGGTGGAACTAATAGAAAACTTGCTGCTTCTAGATTAACTACATATATCAACGCTAACGCAAACTTTGCATCAGTTGGAAAAGCTATTGCAATGGCAATCGTATTCGGATAAAAAGGAGATAATATGGCAACACCAAATATAGTAAACGTAGCAACAATAAATGCAAAAAACGCAGCTGCTAAATTAACAGGCACATCAAGAACCGAAGCAATTGATGTTCCAGCCGATAAAGTAGCAAAAATAAATACAATCTTAGTAGCAAATGTCGATGGGTCAAGCGCTGCTAATATTACAATAGAAGTTAGTATAGATAATGGATCTAACTATGTTGATCTTGCAAAAACTATTTCAGTTCCAGCAGATGCAACATTAAGTTTTTTAGAGAATCCAATATATTTAGATGAAACTGATTTATTGTATTTTACAGCTTCGGCTGCAAATGATTTAAGTTATTTTGTTTCATATGAACTATTAGACGACGCGTAGGAGGTTTTATAGGCTATGGCTAATGGCGGAATTATAGGACCAATACAACAAGTAACATGTTCAACACTTTCAGCAAAAGTAACTTCATTTACTTCCTCAGGAACTTTTACTGCACAAGCAACTGCTAACGCTGATTATTTAGTAGTAGCTGGTGGTGGCGGTGGAGGAGGATATAGAGCTGGTGGTGGTGGAGCAGGAGGGTATAGAGCTTCAGGCTTTGGCCCTAGTCCATTAAGAGGATCCGCTATCCCTGTAACTAAAAACACCTCATATCCAATAACAATTGGAGCAGGCGGTGCTGCTGGTTCAAATTCGGGAGGAGCCGCTGGTGATGCTGGACCTCCAACAGGTGGTTCTTGTTGTGGCTCTGGTGGTTCAAGAGGTAGTAATTCAGTTTTTTCTTCGATTACATCAACGGGTGGTGGTGCAGGTGCTGCTTATAGATGTACAAACGGTAATACTAAACAACCAGGAGGAACTGGAGGATCAGGTGGTGGTGGTGGCTCAGGCGAAGGAAATGTACCTAGAGCTTGTGGTGGCGCTGGTAATACTCCACCCGTTAGTCCTTCTCAAGGAAATCCTGGAGGAGGAGGTGGAGGCCCTGGTAATGCTTCCTCAGGTGGTGGCGGTGGTGGAGCAACTGCTGCGGGCTCAAATAATCCTAGTCCTCATGGTAGTCCAGGTGGACCAGGTGGAGCAGGAGCACCTAATACAATCACTGGATCAGATGTAACATATGCTGGCGGTGGAGGTGGAGGCACACACAGTGGTGCAGGCAATCACGGAACAGGAGGAGCAGGTGGTGGAGGAAATGGTGGTAGTCCAGGAAGTCCAGGACCAGCTTGTGGAGTTGCAGGAACAGTTAACACTGGTGGTGGTGGCGGAGGTGGAGCAAACTCTGGTAATCCTGGAGGAGCAGGTGGAGCAGGTGTTGTAGTTATTAAAGAACCAGAATCAACTGAAAAAATAGCTCCTGGAGTATGGAATATTAACGAAGTATACGATCAAGTAAAATCA